ACCAAGGTGCGTTTGCTGCCGCCGCACCGGTTGTCGCGCAAAACTGAAAGTATGAACCGGCTGATCAACGGGGTTTATACCGACGTGGACGGAATGCCGGTGGGCTACCGGGCAATCCGCAAGGATCTGTTCAAGCATGATGTGGAATATGACGTGCGTGCGCGCGATGGGGCAGGGCGGCCGCGCGTGATCCATGTCTTTGACGGGCTGCCGGGCACGCATCGTGGCATCTCGCCGATGACGCCCGCGCTGCAGGTTGCGCGCCAGTTTGACCAGCTGGCCGATGCCACGCTGATGGCCGCGATTGTGCAAACGCTCTTTGCGGCAACGATCACGTCGGATGAGCCAACAGAGGAGGTGCTGGCGGGGCTTTTGACACCTCAAGAGCAAGCGAAGATGGCGTCCGAGGGTGTGGCCCCCATGGAGGCTTATATCGATATGCTGGCGGGCTTTTACGACGGCTCCTCGCTCGATGTTGGTATCAACGGTCGCCTTGCGCATCTGTTTCCGGGCCAAGAGCTGAAGTTTCACACCAGTAATCAGCCTTCATCGAATTACAAAGATTTCTCGATGCACCTCTTGCGCGAAATCGCACGCTGCCTTGGGCTGACCTATGAGAGTGCGACGGGTGACAACAGCGGGGCCACCTATTCGTCCTTGCAGGCAGCGACGGCTGAAATCTTCGCCATTACCAAGACGCGGCGGCAAAACATCATCGCGCCGTTTTGTCAGCCAATTTACGAGGCATGGCTGGAAGAAGAGATCGCCAGTGGCGGTATCGCGTTTCCGGGCGGCTATGAGGCGTTTCTGGCCAACCGGACTGCGGCCTGCCGGGCGGAATGGCGCGGGGCACCGCGTACAACGGCGGATGATCTCAAGAAGGCAAAAGCGCACGAGACGTGGAAGCGGCTTGGTGTGATGTCCGACGCGATGATCTGCAACGACAACGGGGTCGATGTTGATGATGTCTACCAGCAGCTGGCCGCCGAGCGGCTGTTGCGGGCCGAATACAACCTGCCTGAGCCGATGTTGATGGGCGCAGCTGGCGGTGGCCCACAGGCAATTGCAGCCAATGCCGATGCGGATGATGGCGATGACGACGAAGAGGACGCTGCATAATGGCTTTGACGATCGATGAAAATGACCCCTGCGCGGCCGCTAAAGCCCTGCGTGAGGTCTATTACCGGCTGATCGCGGGTCAGGCCGCAGCGACAGTGTCGTTCACGGCGGGCCCAACGGGAGTTTCCCGATCGGCCACGTTCCACGCGGCCAGCCCAGACCGCCTGATGATGGTTATTCGGGGTTTTGAGGAAAAATGCGCCGCATCGCAGGGCAGATCGCCACGCCGCCGCGCCATCGCAACAGGAGGGGTCCGGTGAACGAGCCACCCACAATTATGCAGGCGCCAGAGGGGCCTTCGCTGACGCAGATCGCGTCGCGGGTCCTCAACCGGCCGCTTTTACTTCATCCGACAAAGGCCGAGATCATCTTGCAGGTTTTGCAGGGACGGTTGCCGATGGACGGGGCAAAGATCGAGGGCCTGCGCCCGGATGCCAACCAGTTTCTTGGCAACCGTTACGGCGAAGATGGTCGCGCGCGCAAATATGCTGTCGCCAACGGTGTCGCCATGATCCCGATCGTGGGCTCGCTGGTCAACCGCGGGGCGTGGATCGGGGCCAATTCTGGCATGGTGTCCTACGAGGGCATCACTGCACAGCTGCGCGAGGCGGCAGACGACCCAGAGGTCTACTCGGTTCTTCTGGATATCGACAGCCCAGGTGGTGAAGCGACAGGCATGTTCACCGTCGCAGAGCAGGTCCGGCAGCTGGGCGCTTCCAAGCCGGTCACGGCCTTTGTCAACGACATGGCGGCCTCGGCGGCTTACGGTATCGCGAGTGCTGCCAATGAGATCGTGGTCTCGCCGACCTCGATTGTGGGCTCGATTGGTGTGGTACTGACGCATCTCGATCGCTCAGGCGAGCTGGAGCAGAAGGGCGTCCGCGCGACGCTGATCTACGCAGGCAAGCACAAGGTCGACGGAAATCCGTTTGGCCCGCTGTCCGATGCTGTTCAAGCTGATCTGCAAACGGAAGTGATGAAGTTTTACGACCAGTTTGTGGGCCTCGTGGCCCGGGGTCGTTCCGGCATTACTGAGCAGGCAATCCGCGCCACCGAAGCTCGCACATTCATCGGGCAAGACGGCATCGATCGGGGGCTCGCAGACCGCGTGGCTTCGCTTGATGAGGTCCTTGCCAACCTATCAACCTCGGCCCACGGGGCCGTCAAAACAAGGAAAGGGTTTGCCATGAGCAATCCGAACCAAGCTGCCCCACAGGCTGAAAGCGCCGGCATCACTGAAGCAGCCCTCAATGCTGCTGTTGAAACAGCTCGAGCAGAGGGTGCTGCCGCCGCAAGCGGCCGGATCAAAAGCATTCTCACCTGTGAGGCGGCCGCCGGTCGTGAAGCGCAGGCCATGGGCTTTGCCTTTGAGACGAGCATGAGCGCTGAGGAAGCGATCAAGGTTTTGGGAATGGCCCCGAAAGCATCGTCCGTCGCGTCGATTGAAGATCGCGCAGCGCGTGAAAACGAGTTCGGTGGCGATGCGTCCGGTGCCCGCGCTGACACATCTGAGAAGGTCAAGAGTGGCTGGTCCGCTGCTGTGGCTCAAGCAAACAATCGGTTCGTCTGAGCCACAATCTGGTCTGAGGAGATCATTCAATGACAATTCTAAACGAAGGTCGGCATCCCGGCGAGTTCCTGATGACTGAAGCCAATGGGCAGCGCTCGCGCGGCAACATCACCGTTGCCAGCGGCGCGGGCATCATCGCGCCGGGCACCGTGCTTGGCAAGATCACTGCGACCGGCAAGTTTGTCGCCTCTGCGGTTGGTGCCGATGATGGCTCTGAAACCGCTGTTGCCGTCGCGCTCTACGGCTGCGACGCAACCTCTGCTGACGCAGCCATCGCCGCCATCGTCCGCGACGCCGAGGTTAACGGCAGCGTGCTGACATATCATGCCGACCGCGATCAGGCGGCTGAAAAGCAATCTGCAAATTCTGATCTGGCCGCTGTTGGCATCATCATCCGCTGATCCGCGGTCAAACACGAAAGGACATCTAAATGTCGCTTCTGAATATTTTTTCGCAAGATGCCTTCAGCGTCATGCGCCTCACCGACGCTTTGCGTGAAATCAAGTATGCTCCATCGCGCATTGGTCAGCTCGGCCTGTTCCAAACGACCAGCATCGACACGCTCGATATTGGAATTGAAAAAGACAAAGAGCAAAACCAGTTGCTGATTGCGTCGTCTCCACGCGGTGGCCCCGGTCAGACATTTGGAAAAAACAAGCGGTCGATGCGCACTCTGCGCGTGCCACACTTTCAGGTCGACGATGCAATCATGGCCGACGAAGTCCAGCAAGTCCGGGCATTTGGACAAGAGGTGGCAGTTGAGCGCCTGCAGCAAAAGATTGCTGACCGTGCGGTCGAGGCAAGTCAAGGGTTCGCGCTGACCGAGGAATACCACCGCCTGAACATCATCAAGAGCGGCAACCTGCTCGATGCGAACGGCGATGTGATCTTCAATTACTTCACAGAGTTTGGTGAGAGCGCGCCAGCCGAGGTCGACTTCGACCTCGACAACGCGAGCCCTGCCGAAGGGGCACTGCGCAAGAAGTGCGCCGGGGTGATCCGTCAGATGGCAGGCATCCTCGATGGCCTGCCGTACACCGGCATCCATGCCTTTTGTGGAGATGCGTTCTTCGACGATTTGATCGCGCATCCTGAGGTTCGTGAGACCTACAAAGGGTTTGCAGACGCCTCAACGCTCCGCTCGGCATATGCCAGCGCAAATGGCCAGCAGAACAGCTTCGGCGCATTTGAGTTTGGGGGCATTACCTTCGAAAACTACCGTGGCGGCGGCTCGATCGGCATAGACACAAACAAGTGTCATATCTTCCCATTGGGCGTTCCGGGCTTGTTCCGCACAGTCTATGCGCCGGCAGACTATATCGAGACGGTCAACACGCAGGGCCAGCGGCTCTACGGCAAGCAGTACGAAATGCAAAACGGAAAGGGTGTGAACCTCGAGTTCCAGATGAACGCCCTGCAGTACTGCACTCGTCCGCGCGTTTTGATCCCCGCCAAGCGCACATAATCCGAAAGGATCAAAACCGTGGCCTCCATGTTTGACGATCTTGAGGTATCCCTGTCGGGTGCCATAAGCGGCATGTTTTCGGAGGCCGCGGTTCTGCGCCCAAGGCTGCGCCTGCCGTACACAGAGGGCATGCGTGACCCTGACCGTGCGCAGCACACAACAAAGGGCGTGTTTTCTGACGGCCCGGGCCTTTCGCCGATCAGTGGCGCTGGCGGAAACTTTGGTGCCGATCTGATGTTGAACGCCAGCGTGGCTGAATTCTGGATCGAACCAGCCGATGCACGGCTGATCCCGTTCGAGATTGAGCCGGGTGATCAGGTGAAGATATCGCAGCGACCCGGCCAGCCAGTTTATACGATTTCTGCAATCCAACGGAGTGCGACTGGCGAGATGAACCTTGTCATGTTCGACACCCCAAATCTGTAAAGGAGGCTGGTGATGCCGCGTTTTGCCATTACCGAAACCGCAGGCCGCATCGTTGCTGGCCACACCAACACGGGCGTTGGGTCTGTTTTGACCATCACTGACGCACAGGCCGCGGATGCGCTCAAAAGCGGGCATCTTGTGGCGCTGGATGCCAAGGGGGCGCGCAAACCTATACGTCAACAATCCTCAAGCAATCCCGTATCGACCGTTCCAGCTGAAACCGTCTCCCCTGAAACCGAGCCAGAGGAATAGATGCATCATGCGCATCGGGATTGACCTTTCGCCGGACCTTATCGCGCTGATGGCGCAACAGGTTGCCGCCGCCGAAAAGGCCACCAGCAAAGCGATGCAGATCGCAGGTGGTGATCTCAAATCTGCGTGGCGGCAACAAGTGGTGTCGGCCGGGCTTGGCACGCGGCTTGGCAATACGGTGCGCAACCTCAATTTCCCAAAAGGTCAAACCAGTCTGCGCGCAGCCTCGCTGGTCTACACAAAGGCGCCGCGCATTCTCGGCGCATTTGAGCGTGGGGCCACAATCAGATCAAAGAGTGGGTTTTATCTTGCAATCCCAACCGAGGCAGCGGGGCGTGCTGCGGGTGGGCGCAGGTTTACGCCGGGCGAGTGGGAGCGCAGGCGGGGGATCAAGCTTCGGTTTGTGTACCGACCGCGCGGTGGCAGCCTGTTGGTGGCTGAGAAGGCACGCCTGAACACCAAAGGCATTGCCGCGATCTCGCGCTCCAAAACGGGGCGCAATCAGGTCACTGTGCCGATCTTCATTCTGGTGCCGCAGGTGCGGCTCAATAAAAGGCTGCGCTTGATGGAGGCCGCCGATGGCGCGATCTCGTCAGTGCCAAGGCTGATCGTTGCAAATTGGATCGAGGACCGCATTTGATGATGAGCAAGCGCGAAACAATTCTGCAGGCTTTACACTCCGTGCTGTTGGGGCTGCCACAGGCGGCTTTGCGCGACGGCATCTTGCCTGAACGCATCCCGCCTGATGGGCTGTTTATCTTGCGCGATGGTGAGCCCGGGGATCCGGAAGTGACGCTGTCGCCGCTGGCATATCACTATGAGCACAAGGCCGAGATTGAGGCGATCGTGCATGTGGCTGATCACCGTGATGCCAATTTTGATATCATGACCTCAGCGCTTGGAGCGGCTCTACATGCAGATAGGACCCTTGGTGGCCTTTGTGATTGGGTCGAGGCAAAGGCCCCACAGATCATCGACATGCCGATTGAGGGCGCGGCTGCGTTTAAGGCCGCGATCATCCCGGTCCATCTTCACTACACCACCAGCGATCCGCTGGTCTGACCCAATCCCAACAGGAGAATTCCCATGGCACGAGCACAGGGTGCGCGCGCGCAGATGGCGCTGGCGTTCGAGACAACTTATGGCACACCGCCCGCAGGCGGCTTCACCCGTATGCCTTTTGCAACATCGAGCCTTGGGGCCGAGCAGCCGCTGCAGACGTCAGAGCTTTTGGGCTATGGGCGCGACCCGCTTGAGCCGATCAAGAACGCGCTGACCGCAGATGGCAACGTCGTGGTGCCTCTGGATGCGCAAGCCTACGGATACTGGCTCAAGGGCGCATTCGGCGCGCCGCAGACGACTGGCGCCGGCCCCTATACCCACCTCTTTGAAAG